TTATTTTCAATCTGGTCAAGCAGCTTCTTCTCAAAAAGGAATTATAGGAACTTTTAAATTTGATGCTAATGGTGTTCCTGCATTTGAATGGAGTGAAACACTTGGCATGGAAATTAAAAGATGTACTTCAGACTTAGATGTAAATAATAAAGAAGTGCAATTTGGTTCTAATGAATCTGGATATGTGTATCAATTAGATACTGGAAATAATTTTGATGGTTCTACAATAGATGCACAATTTCAAACACCAGATATGGATTATGGTGATAATGGTTTAAGAAAAAGTTTGTATGCAGTTAAAGCAAACATAGAACCAGAAGGAACAAATAATAATTTAAAATTATTAATAAGATATGATTTTGAATCAACTGAAGTTCCACAACCAGATTCTTTTAATGTAGGTAATCTAAGTAGTGCTGCAGTATTTGGTTCAAGTTCTGCAGTATTTGGTTCTTCAGTATTTGGAGCAGTAGTATTACCAAGTAAACGAATGATTGTAACTGGAAGTGGTTTTTCAAACAACTTTAAGTTTTTTTCAAATGATACAGATGCATCATATTCAGTAAATGGAATGTTTGTATCATTTATAGCAGGAGGAAGAAGATAATATTATGGCAGGATATACTAGACAACGAACTATTGCAGATGGAAATACTATTGCAGCAGATTTATTTAATGGTGAATATAATGCATTAGTAACTGCATTTGATGTAACCAATGGACACAAACATGATGGAACTGCAGCAGAAGGTCCAGTAATAGGATTAATTGGTGATGCAGGTTTAGCTACACCTTTAAACAAAATTTTAGTAGATACAAGTAATGACCATTTAGAATTTTATGTAGATGTATCTGGTGCATCTACTGAACAATTTAAAGTTCAAGATGGTGCTATTGTACCTACATCAGATAATGATATAGATTTAGGTACAGCAAGTTTAGAATTTAAAGATGCTTTCTTTGATGGTACTGTAACATTAGATGGTTTAGTAATTGGAAGTGCTACAAGTATTACAGATGTTGATACAGATTTAACATCTGTTTCAGGAAGTGATGATACATTAGCTAGTGCTAAAGCAATTAAAACATATGTTGATGCACAAGTTACAGCTAGTGATTTAGATTTTTCTGGTGATAGTGGTGGTTCTCAATCTATTGATTTAGATTCACAAAGTTTAACTATTGCTGGTGGAACAGGTATTGATACTGTAGGTTCTGCTCAAACAATAACTTTAAATATTGATTCTACAGTTGCAACATTAACAGGTTCTCAAACATTAACAAATAAAGTTATTGATGTAGATAATAATACAGTATCTAATATTGAAGTTGATAATTTAAAATCTGGAGTATTAGATACAGATATAACTTCAGTATCTTCTTCAGATGATACACTTGCTTCTGCAAAAGCTATTAAAACTTATGTAGATGCACAAGTTGCTACAGTACCAACAGGAGATATAACTTCAGTTGTTGCAGGTGATGGTTTAACTGGTGGTGGTACATCTGGTGATGTAACATTAAATGTAGTTGGTGGTACAGGTATTGATGCTAATGCAAACGATATTGCTATTGATTCTACAGTAGCTACACTTACAGGTTCACAAACTTTAACAAATAAAGTTTTGACAAGTCCTACTTTAACAAGTCCAGTATTAAATACTTCTATTAGTGGTACAGCATTTAAAGATGAAGATGATATGTCATCTGATTCAGCTACTGCAGTTGCATCTCAACAATCTATTAAAGCATATGTTGATAATGAAATAGCAAGTGTACCAATAGGAGATATTACAGCAGTAACTGCAGGTACAGGATTATCTGGAGGTGGTACTACAGGAGCAGTATCTTTAGCTATTGACTCTACAGTTGCTACTTTAACTGGTTCTCAAGTTTTAACAAATAAATCAATTGACTCAGATAATAATACAATTACTAATATAGTTAATGCTGATATTAAAGCAGCAGCAGCTATTGATGCTACTAAGATAGCAGATGGTAGTGTAACAAGTACAGAGTTTCAATTTATTAATAGTTTATCATCTAATGCTCAAACACAGTTAGATGCTAAACAAGCAACTATTGATTCATCTAATAGATTAAATGCTAATCTAATACATGATGGTTCAGTAGATAATACAGAATTTGGATATTTGAATGGTGTAACTTCTGCTATTCAAACTCAAATAGACACAGCTAATACTAATATTAGTGGAAAAGCTAGTAATGGTTTTGCAGTAGCAATGGCTATTGCATTATAGTTGTGTTGACAATATGACAAAAAAAAGGTATAATTAGGATAATTCTATGGCACAAGATTTTGAAAGAACTTTACAACGAAATATCTCGAACAACTCTGGTTCTCCTACAACATTAAGAGCAGCAGCAGATTCTGATGATGCAATTATTGGTGTTAGATGTGTTAACACTTCAGGTACATCAGTTAATGTTACTGTTTATGTAGAGAACAGTTCAACTAATTATCATATTATTAAAGATGCACCTATCCCTACAGGTGGTTCTTTAGAATTGATTGATGGTGGTTCTAAAGTTGTTTTACAATCTGGAGATGCAGTTAAAGCTTTTGCTTCAGCAGCTTCTTCTGTTGATATTATAACAAGTGTTGTAGATACAATCTCAGCATAATAAAGGAAATAGTAAATGCCCTATATAGGTAGAACACCTGCAAATGCAGCGATAACAGCAGATGATTTAAATAATGGTATAGTTACAGCCGATAAACTGGCAACTAATGCTGTTACTGAAGTTAAAGTAAATGCAGATGCTATTACAAATGCTAAAACAGAATTTACACCTGGACTAACTATTAAAGGTGATGGTTCAAGTGCTGATGGAAAAATTATTCTTAATTGCTCACAAAATTCACATGGAGTTTCAATAGCTGGACCTGCACATTCTGCAGGGCAGTCTTATAATCTTATACTACCTACTTCAGTTGGAACAAATGGACAAGTACTTGCTACCAATGGTTCTAATACAAATCAATTAACTTGGGTAGATGCACAAGAAACTAAACCAACAGTTGCTAATGTATCTCAAACTATTTCTCCATCTACATCACAAACATTTAATATTACAGGTACAGGTTTTGTATCAATACCAATAGTAGAATTTATTAAATCAGATACAGGAGCTATTACAAGAGCTGGTGCTGTATCTTTTACAAGTGCAACAGCTTTATCAGTAACAGCTACATTAGCAAATGGTTCTTATTATGTTAGAGTAGAAAATAATGATGGTAATGCAGGAAGAAGTACTAATGCAATTATAACTGCAAGTACAGCTCCTACATGGACAACATCAGCAGGTTCTTTAGGAACTATAGCTGGAAATTTTTCTGGTACTGTAGCAACAGTTGCAGCAACATCAGATTCAGCAATTACATATTCAGAAGTTTCATCTCCTGCTGTTCTTATAGGTTCAGGTTCAGGTCAAGCTAATTGTACATTAAATTCAAGTACAGGTGTTATAGCAACAACAGATTTTGGTGGTAGTTCAACTACTGCAACATTATATACATTTACACTAAGAGCAACAGATGCTGAAGGACAAACAGCAGATAGAGTATTTACTTTACAATCTAGCTTCGGTGCAACAGGTGGGGGACAATTTAACTAATGGCTAATACATATTTAACAAGAACTATGGGAACACCTACAAGCAGAAAAAAATTCACTATTTCTGTTTGGGTAAAAAGAACTAAAATTGGTTTAAGTAATGCACAACATATTTGGAATGGATATTATAGTGCAGACAATAGACTTGTAATATACTTTCAATCAAGTGGAAATGATAGATTAGGTTTTTATAATGTATCTGGTGGCTCTGCAACTGCTTATATTGAAACTAATAGATATTTTAGGGATACTAATGCTTGGTATCATATCTATTATGCAGTTGATACTACACAAAGTACAGCGTCAGATAGAATAAAACTTTATATAAATGGTGTACAAGAAACTTCTTTATCTCAAAACACTTATCCATCACAAGATGCAGATTTAGGATTTGCTAATGGTTACACTAATCTGATTGGAAATTATGGTGGAGGTAGTCAAGTTTTTGATGGTTTAATGTCTCACTTTTACTATGTTGATGGTTCAGTTATAGATATTGCACAATTTGGTTCTACAGATAGTACAACTGGAGAATGGAAAATAAATACTAGTCCAACAATATCATCTTATGGAACTAATGGATTTTTAATTTTAAAAGATGGTAATACAATTACAGACCAATCTCCGAATTCAAATAATTTTACTTCAAATGGAGCAGGAGTTACAAAAACAGAAGATTGTCCAAGTAATGTTTTTAATGTTTGGAATATGGCAGCAAGATTAAATAATACATTATATATAGATTATGGAGCTACCCAAGCATATTCAGATAATTCTAGTTGGAGAAGTTTAACTGGTACTTTAGGTGCATCTTCTGGTAAATTTTATTATGAGGCTATGCCTCATTCTCACGATTATTCTGTTCATGGTTGGGTAAGTGATAATTTAATTAATTCAACAACAGATGGTGGTTTTGCTTTTGCTCAACTTTATTCTTATGGATACAAAACTTATAGTGGTGTTGTTGTTTATAATGAAAATGCAGGAGGTGGAAGTACAAGTTATGGAGTTAATATAGACCCAGATGATGTTTTAGGTTGTGCTATTGATATAGATAATTCAAAAGCATACTGGTCTAAAAATGGTGTTTGGCTTAATAGTGCTGACCCTGCTAATGGAACAAATGGATTTAGTATTCAGAGTGGTCAAACTTATGTACCTGCAATAGCAATTAGGTCAAGTGGTGGAAATCCAACAGCAAGATGTAATTTTGGTAATGGCTACTTTGGAACAACAGCAGTATCTAGTGCAGGAACTAACGCATCTGGAAATGGAATATTTGAGTATGATGTTCCAAATGGATTTACAGCTTTATCAACAAAGGGGTTAAACGAATAATATGGCTTATACTACAATTAATAAACACACAGATTATTTTAATACTGTTCTTTATACAGGTAATGGTTCAGCAGGAAATGCACAAACTGGAGTAGGATTTCAACCTGATTTTACATGGATTAAAGGCAGAAGTGCTACCTATAATCATGGATTATATGATGCAGTTAGAGGTGTAACTAAAAGAATAGTCTCAAATAATAATAATGCAGAAGATACTAGAGCTGATGCTCTAACTGCATTTGGAACAGATGGATTTACTCTAGGTACTGATAGTCAAGTAAATGCAAATACTGCAACATACGCATCATGGAACTGGAAAGCATCAGGTTCAACTGCATCAAATTCAAATGGTTCTATAAACTCTACTGTTTCTGTAAATACTACAGCAGGTTTTAGTATTGTTACTTATACAGGCACAGGAAGTACAGCTACTGTTGGTCATGGATTAGGTGTTGTACCATCTATGATTATTATTAAAAGAAGAGATGATACAGATGATTGGCAAATTTATCACAAAAGTATTGGAAATACAAAATATTTAGCTTTTAATTCAACTGCTGCTGCTACTACATCTTCAACAAGATGGAATGATACAACTCCAACAAATAGTGTTTTTACTGTAGGAACAGCAGGAGCTACCAATGGTAGTGGTCGTACTTTTGTTGCTTATTGTTTTGCAGAAAAAGCTGGTTACAGTTCAATAGGTTCTTATAAAGGTATTGGAAATGCTGATGGAACATTTGTTTACACAGGATTTAAACCTGCCTTTGTAATCATAAAAGGTGCAGTATCTGGAGATGGAAATGCAGGACAACATTGGGAATTATTTGACAATAAAAGATTAGGTTATAATGTTGATAATAATAGTTTGCTACCAAGTTCAAGTGGTACAGAAAACACAGGCGATAGGATAGATTTATTGTCTAATGGTTTTAAAATAAGAATTAGTAGTGATGGTGTTAATGATAATAATTCAACATATATTTACATGGCATTTGGTCAAAGCCTGGTTGGCAGCAATAATGTTCCATGTACAGCAAGGTAAAATAATATGGCAATAATAAAAGTTAGAAACCCAGCAATAGATTTAGATGCAGCAGAAATTCCTAATCTTGATGCAGCGAAAATAACTTCAGGAACATTTGCTGATGCAAGAATAGCAGCATCAAGTGTTAATCAACACGCAACTTCTTTTGATGACAACAAGATTGTCAATGATATTTCTACATTAGGATTAAGAGTACACACGCAAGAAAATCTAAATGCGTCTAATACTAACTCTGCATCTTTTGATGTATTTCAAGATAGTTCTGGTATTACGAATTTGACAAATGTTGAAAGAAATTCTAGTGAATATATTAACTCAAGTGTCACAACAACTATTAATCCAACAGTATCAGCTATAACAAATTCTGGTGGTGCAAATAATTCGCCAACATTTACAATTAATAATTCGACAGGATTAATAACTCACGACCATACATCAACTACTAGAGATTATGATAATAATGATGTTTATGGTGTGCGTATAGATTTAGGTCAAACATTAACTATTACATCAGATTTATATTTTCAAATAACAGATGTTTTTGTTGATGCAGGAAATGGAAATATGGCTCTTTGTGAAATGAATGTTTCAACAGGTGCAGGAAGTGGATATTTATTCGGCTCTGGTGGAATTACACCAACTGTATATACAAATGCTAATGGTGGAAGTTGGGATAATTTAGTTGATGGTAATAGTTATCAAGCATTTTATGACCAAGCATTAACTTATAATGGATTGTATGTTAATGGTGCTTCTAACTTATCTGCAATAGTGCGTTATAGATGGTCAGAAAATTCTGGTACAATAAATGGAAGATATATTGATTTAGCTTTTGCAAATACTTGGGGAAGACCAAAAACTTTTAATGTTCTTCATAATACAACTGGTTCAAGTGTAAGTCCTGGTGGAACGAATTTAGGAATTGGAACATCGTCATCTACTTTTAACGCAACTGGTTCGTTTGAGGGTGCTACGATAACTGCTTCTTCATCAACAAGTAAAATGGGTGCAGTAATTACTTATCAAGACAATGCTGGAACTAACGCATTGAATACTGATATAGTTTTAAAACTTTCTGCTGATAATGGTAGCAACTATTCAACAGCTACACTTACAGCTTTACCAGATTTTGCTACTGGTATTAAGATGGCAAAAGTGAATGATTTAAGTGTAACAGCAGGTACACAATTAAAATATAAAATTGAATTTGCTAATCAAGCTAGTGGAAGTAAAGAAGCTAGAATAAGAGGAGTATCATTACAATATTAATATGGCTTACATAGGACAAAATTTAGATAGATTTAGTAATGTAGAAAAACTAGATGCTATAACACCAGCTACTTCAACAGGTGCTGGTCCTTATAATTTAACTAAAGGTGGTGTAGCATTTACTCCATCTTCGGCTGATACAATGGTAGTATCTATTGATGGAGTTATTCAATATGGTAACTTTTCAGTAAGTGGTTCTACAATTACATTTGATGCAGCTTTAGCAGATGCAAATACTTGTGATTTTATTTATCACATGGGTACAGGTTTATTATCAACTCCTGTTGACAATTCAGTTTCAACTGTTAAAATAGTAGATAGTAATGTTACTAATGCAAAATTAGCAGGTTCTATTGCTAATGATAAGTTATCTAACTCATCTATTACAATTAATGGTTCAGCAGTTTCTTTAGGTGGTAGTGTTACAATCGGAGAAACTAAACCTACTATATCATCTATTTCACCTACAGTAATAGAAAATACACAAACATCAATTACTATTACTGGAACTAATTTTGTTAATGGTGCTAATGTAGAAGCTGTTGCAACAAATGGTGCAATAGTACAAGCTGATACAGTTACATTTAATAGTGCAACAAGTATTAGTGCTGCTTTTACAATAGCAACAGATGGAACATATTTTTTAAGAATAGAAAACCCAGATGGTAATGCTGTAAGAAGTTCAACAGCTTTACTAACAGTATCAGATGCTCCTGCTTGGACAACTGCTGCTGGTTCATTAGGTTCTAATGCTGCTGGTAGTTCAATTTCATATACAGTAGCTGCAACTAATGCAACATCTTTTGCAGTACAATCTGGTAGTTTACCTGGAGGTGTTTCATTAAATACATCAACTGGTGTAATTAGTGGAACTGAAAGTGGAGCAACTGCAGAAACAACTTATTCATTTACAATCAGAGCTACTGATGCTGAAGGACAAACTGCTGATAGAGCTTTCAGTATAACAATAACAGTAGGAATAAATAACTCTGGAGGATTTAATTAATGGCTAGTACATATTTATCACAAACTATTTCATCAAGCACAGGTAAAAAATTTACTCTATCTATGTGGGTAAAAAGAGCAAATGTTGGTAGTAGTCATATGTTATTTCATTTAAGTTCAGATAGTGGTAGTACAAATTATTTAGATTTTGCAATAAAAAATAATGATAAACTTGATGTTCAATTAAGAAATGGAAGTAGCACTACATATTATAGAAAAAGAACAAATAGATTATTAAGAGATGTAAATGCTTGGTATCATTTAGTATGGAGATTTGATAGTACAAATTCAACTGCTGATGATAGATGGATTATGTATATAAATGGTGAAAGAGTTACAGATATTGATTTAGATAGTACACCATCACAAGTATCTTCAGATTATGTAACACCTTTAAATAGAGATGGAGCAACTTTACAAATAGGAAATGTTATTGGTGGAAGTATGCATCTTGATGGTTCATTAGCTCATGTTCATTTATGTGATGGTTATTCTTATGCACCTACAGAGTTTGGTGAAACAGATGCAACAACTGGAATATGGAAACCTAAAACTGCACCATCAGTTACTTATGGTACAAATGGTTTCTTTTTAAAATTTGAAAACTCTGCTGCTATGGGTACAGATAGTTCTGGTCAAGGTAATAATTTAACAGTTAGTGGAAATTGCACACAGACAATAGATACACCATCAAATGTTTATTGCACTATGAATCCATTAGATAATCAAATTGCTAGTTCAACATTTAGTAATGGAAATAATACTATTGTAACAAACTCAAGTAATTATACTTGGAATACTGGAACATTAGGAGTATCATCTGGTAAGTATTATTGGGAAGTAAAATATGGTGCTAATAGTAATAGCAACATTTATAACTTAATTGGTATAGCTGACAGACCAACTACCAGTTCTACTGCTTATTTAGGTTCTGTTACAAGTACATCTAATTATGCATATTATTCAGATAATGGAAATGTTTATGCAAAAAGTGGAAGTTCAACAAGTTTTGGAAATAGTTATGGTGTAGGAGATATTATTGGAGTAGCTGTAGATTTAGATAATAATAAATTATATTTTGCTAAAAATGGAACTTGGCAAAATAGTGGTGACCCTACAAGTGGTTCAACAGGAACAGGTGCTATTTCAATAGATGCTATTTCAAGTACAACTACTGGATTTTATTTTCCTGCAAGTGGGGATTATGGTTCATCACAATATGTAACCAATCACCATAATTTTGGTAATGGATATTTTGGAACAACTGCTGTAGCATCAGCAGAAAACCCTGATGATGGAAATGGTATATTTGAATATGATGTACCTGCAGGTTACAGAGCATTATGTACTAAATCAATAAATGCAGAGGAGTATAGTTAATGGCACAAATAGATAAACCAAATTTACATTTCAGAACTAAACTTTATACTGGTAATGGTGGAACACAATCTATTACAGGTGTAGGATTTCAACCTGATTGGGTTTGGACAAAATATAGAAATGATACTTATGGACACAGATTAATGGATTCAGTTAGAGGTGCAACAAAAGAAATATATTCAAATAATGATGGTGCAGAAACCACAACTGCAACTGGTTTAACTTCTTTTGATAGTGATGGATTTACTTTGGGAAGTAGTTCTGGAGTTAATCATAACACTGGAACATACGTATCATGGAACTGGAAAGCAGGTGGTTCTGGTTCATCAAATTCAGATGGTGCAACAGCTTCAACAGTAAGTGTAAATAGTACTTCAAAATTTTCCATAGTTAAATTTACAGGAACAGGTTCTGCTACAACTGTGGGTCATGGACTTGGTGTTGCTCCAAATACAATATTTTTTAAAAATTTAATTGATGAAAATGATTGGTTTGTCTATTCTTCTGCTATGGGATTTGCAATGACAACTCCAGACCCAGAAACAGATTATATGAAATTAAATCAAGTTAATGCAAGAACAGATGATGCTAGTGCTTTTAATGACACAGCTCCAACTAATTCAGTATTTTCAGTTGGTAATGCTTCTAATGTAAATGGAAGTGGTGATGCTTGTATTGCATATTGTTTTACAGATGTAAAAGGATATTGTAAATCTGGTGGATATATAGGTAATCACAATGCTGATGGACCATTTGTTTATACAGGATTTAAACCAGCTTTTGTTATTATAAAAGCAATAAATTATTCTAGTCAAAACTGGAATATATATGACAACAAAAGACCAGGGTATAATGTTATTACTAACCATGTATATGCAAACACTAGTGGAACTGAGATAACAAGTGGTGCAAATCAAATTGATTTTTTATCTAATGGTTTTAAATGTAGAGCATCTAATGATGGTTCTAACAGAGGAAGTGAATATTATATGTATATGGCAATTGCAGAAAATCCTATAGTTGGAAGTAATAATATACCAGCTACTGCAATATAATGGCTAAGACAAAAGGATTTTTAAATAAAGAAGCACATATACCAATTAAGAAAGGTAGTTCACAAGGAAGAAGACCAAACACAAGTACTATGAATAAAAAGAAAAGACAAGGTAGAACAAAGAAACAATTAAGATATAGAGGACAAGGAAGATAATGCCAAAAAAATCAGCAACAGAAGTCAAGATAGATTTTTTAGTTAGAGAAGTAAAAGAACTCAAAGCTGAAACTAAATGTCTAAGAGCTGACATAAATAAAGGTAAAGGAGCTATTTGGATATTATTAGTATTAGCTACTATAGTAGGTAGTGCTTATAATTTCTTTATTAAATAATAAATTATGATAACAAAAGTAAAAAGAATTAGAAAAAAATATCAAACTGGTGGAGCAACTAGAGATTTTAAAAATATTCCTACTGCTTCTCAACCAGAACAAAAAACTGGTTTAGGTAAAAGAGACCAGTATTTAGATAAATTTGTATCAGAACAAATTAAATCTCCTGAATTAGCTGATGCAGCAAAACAAAGTTACACTCAACAAACAGTACAATCTAATGAATTGTTATCTGGTTCTACAATGGCTGCACCAACTAATGTTGGAACAACTACAATAACAGGTCAACAAATTACAGCACCAACAGCTATAACTTCAACACAAGTAGCAGCACCTACAAGTTTAACAGCTTCTACAATAACACCTGCTAGTGGTACTGCTCAAACAGGAACTGCACAAACTGGTACAGTAGGTACACAATCACAAGTTGGTACAGTTACAGGAACTTTATCAGGTACAGCTACAGGTGCTACAGCAGCACCATCAACATCTGCAGTTACACAAGCACAACAAGGTACACTATCTGCAGGAGCTTTAGCTCAAGTATTAACAGGCACAGCAGCAACAGTCGCTGGACAAACTGCAACACTACCTGGAAATATTCAAGCAGCAGTTGCAAATAATCCTGCAAGTATTACTGCAACTATAATGCAACAACCTACAGCAGTACAAGCACAGGTTGCTTCATTACCTACAGATGCATTAGTATCTAGTCAAATGACTTCATTGTTAAATGGAATAGATACTGGACAGATTCCTACATGGGCAAGAGGAGCTGTAGAAAATTTAGCTCAAAGAGGTTTAAGTAAATCTACAATAGGTAGAGATGCTTTAGTAAATGCAATAATTAATTCAGCATTACCTATTGCACAATCAAATGCTACTGCATTACAACAAAGAGCAGCACAAAATTTAAGTAACGAACAACAAGCTTCTGTGTTATCAGCACAACAGAATTTTCAAACTCAGTTAGTTAATGCTGAGAATGACATGAAAGCTAAGATGATGACTGGGCAGTTTGCTCAAGAGTTAACTAAGCTTAATGCAATGAATGAACAACAAGCTATTATAGCTGGTGCTAATCAACAACAACAAGTAAGATTAGCAAACTTAGCAAACTTACAACAAGCTGGTTTAACTAATGCACAATTAAAACAACAAATGGCATTAGCTAATTTAAATGCTGGACAACAAACAGCTTTAGCAAATGCACAAACTACTGCAGGTTTAGATGTATTAAATTTAAATAATAGACAACAATCTGCAATATCTAATTCTAATTTATTTAGAACATTTGAGTTAGCTAATTTAAATAATGAACAACAAGCTACAATGCAAAATGCTGTGCAGTTAGCTACAATGGATATGGCTAATTTAAGTAATGCTCAACAAAAAGCTGTATTAAATGCACAATCATTTTTAAAAATGGATATGGCTAACTTAACTAATGCACAACAATTAGAAGTTATTAATACACAGAATAGACAACAAGCAATGTTAACTAATCAAGCTGCAGATAATGCTGCTGCACAGTTTAATGCTTCAAGTATTAATCAAACTAATCAATTTGTAAATAGTTTAGCTACTACAATAAATACTCAAAATGCTGCAAGAAATGATGCTATGAATCAATTTAATACTACTGAAGCTAGTAGAGTTGCAGCTTTAAATCAAAATAATAACTTAGAAGCACAACGATTACAGAATACTTTAAATAGTCAAATAGAACAATTTAATGAACAATTAGATTTTAATAGAAATCAATTTAACACACAAAATGCAAACTTAATAGAACAATCAAATGTTAAATGGAGAAGAGATTTAAATACAGCAAACACAGCAGGTATCAATGCAGTTAATCAAGCTAACGCAATGAACTCATTTAATCTAAGTAATCAAGGTTTATCTTTTTTATGGCAAGAAATGAGAGATGCTGCTAAATGGGAATATGATTCAGCTAATAATGAAGCAGATAGAAAAGCTAATTTAGCAATTGCTGCATTAGGAAATGAATCTGTACAAGACCAATCAAAAGCTAATTTTATAAAAAATTTAGGAGAGTTTGCATTTAAAATATGGGAAGCGAATAGATAGGAGATAATATGGGTGGTGTAGCCAAAGTAATAAAAAGAACAGTAAAAAAAGTAACAAAGCCAATTACAAAAATTACTAAAGGTATAGCAAAAGGAATTGCTAAAGTTGGTAAATCTGTAATGAAAGGTGTTGCAAAATTAAATAAAAAACTTGGACCATTAGGTTCTATAGCTATGGCTATTGCTATGCCATATGCATTATCAGGATTAAGCACAGCTATAGGTACTGCAGGTGGTACTACAGGATTAATGAACTCTTCTAATTTATTTTTAAGAAGTATAGGACAAGTAGGTAATGCTATTAGAACAGGTTATCAAGCTACAACTGGTGCTATAAGTAATACAATGAAAGGTATAACTAAAAGTATATCAGAAGGTTTTACAAAATTTTCAGGAAATAAAAGTGGTAATATTTTTAGTAGAATATCTCAAGGTGCAAAAAATTTATATAACTCTGCAAAAAATACTGTTTCAAAATATAATCCATTAGCTAAAAAAGGAACTGCAGGTCAAGTAGAAGTGTTTGGTGATTATGGTGAAGTAATTAAAATGGATGTTACAAAAGCACAAGAATCTTTAATTAAAGGAACAATTAAACCAGACCAATTAGGAACACAATTTAAAGGAAGTAATACTGGTTTCTTTACAAAAGCTACAACTGCTGCAGATAGAAGTGCTGCTGATTATATTACAGAAACTATTAATGGAGCATATAAAAATAGATTAGATGGATATAGTGATACAGCTATGAAATATTTTAATGATGTTAAAAATGCTGCTATCAATAATGGAACTTATATTAATGATGCAGAGATAGGAAGTATTATTAGTAATTCAGTTGGAACAACTCAAAAAACTTTAGGAGTATATAAAGATGGTAGTTTAATTACTGATTTTGATGTTGTTAAACCTGATAGTTATCAAATTAGAACTAATGTAGATTTAATGAAAACAGGAGATTATAAACAAATATCTGCACCTGGAGAAGATGCTTTTATGCAATTTACAGGTGACAAATCATTTAATACTAATGTTGCTAAAAAAACTGGATTAAATGAAGCTGTTAAAAAATCTTCAGGTAAAATAGTATCATCATTAAAGAAAAGTTTATTTAGTAAAGATGAACCAATTCTTGAACCACCTCAAGTAGCATTAATGTCAACTTCTGATGGAGTAAATACTAGCACTAATTTATTTGCTAGTAGTGCAAATTTAAGTGGTGGTAGTAATGCTAATCTTTTTAGAAAAGTATTTGGTGATAGAGATGCACAAATATTAGAAAATTATCATAAACATATGGGTTATGAAGATACCTCTGTAGCTTACGATTATTAATAATAAAGAAAGGATATATGAGTACAGTAAATAAAGCAGGAAATTATACAAAACCAAACATGAGAAAAAAAATATTTCAAAGAATAAAAGCACAAGCTTCTCATGGTACAAAAGCTGGACAATGGTCAGCAAGAAAAGCCCAAGCTCTCGCTAAAGCTTATAAGAAAGCTGGAGGAGGATATAAGTAATGGGTTTAGGAATGAGAAAAGCTTTTATACCTGAAGTATATGCAGGAGCAAAAAAGAAAAAGAAAAAATATAGTAAGAGTAGAAAACAACAGGCAGCCATAGCAATATCAAAAAAACAAAGAGGTAAAAGATAATGGCAGATAAAAATATAAAAGCACCACAAGGTTTTCATTGGATGAAAAAAGGAAAGAATAATTATAAATTAATGAAACATACTGGTAAGTTTGTACCACATAAAGGTGCTAGTTTAACAGCTAAGTTTGAAATACAGAAGAAACATAAGGCATAATATGGCATTAGCAAAATCACAACAAAGTTTAAAAAACTGGGGAAGACAAAGATGGAGAACTAAGTCTGGTAAAAAATCATCTGTAACAGGTGAAAGATATTTACCAAGTGCAGCAATAAAAGCTTTGTCTTCTTCAGAATATGCAAGAACAACTGCAGCTAAAAGAAAAGCTAAAGCAGCAGGTAAACAATTTAGTAAACAACCTAAAGGTATTGCATCAAAAGTAAAAAGATATAGGTAATATAATGGCAGAAAAAGTAAATGAAAATCAATTTGATAAAGTAGGTGTTAATCCTTTTAATGCTCCTATTCCAGGTGAAAGCTTAACTGTTTCTCCTGATAGTAAACATTCATGGGAAAATCCACCTGAATATACTAATGATGAAAAAGCATTAGAAGCTTTATACTTTGAGTTAACAGAGATTGATACACTTAGAAAATTAATAAATATTATTAATGATGGTATTCCTTTAGATGAAATAGCACAAGTTGTTTTATATAAAG